AATATCTACATAGATCATATACTTAGACTATACCCTGCACAGTGTATAGTTTACCTAACACTGCACCCTGTGAGTAAGAATTAGCACAAGTGCGTAGAAGTGCGTAACTTTTCATAACTTAGTCCGCATAATACGAGCCAGGACCAGGTTGAGGTACACTGCTCTCGGGGGGCGTATAATCGAGGTCGTATATCTTTTTACCATTCGATCGGCGTGGTTCTATGCCATTATCTGAGAGTATCCTCGCCGCTTCTTTGAAGTCTGCCATCCGAGGTGCGACGATCCCGAGATCTTTGAGAAAGCTTGTCATTTGTGTTGGCTTAGTCTGTCTGCTCTCAAAGTTTACGCACTCCAATATCAAATCTTCTGTGCTGCTCTGGGTGCGATAGAACTCGTTGCTATCCTGTAGGAGTGCTCTCTCCTCACTCGTTAGGAACCAGTTCTTTTGTCCTGGCTGATAATATCGCTCCGCTACCTCAGCCCAGAGTTGCTGCATATCTATCCCGTGATCTGCGTTTATGGCAGTGACCGGTATGACCCAGAATCGTCTATTTCCGCTGGTGTCCGTGAGGAACTCCCTGGCGTTGACACTTGCGTAAAACGCAGTCCTACGCTGGTAAGTCGTAAAAGCTCGATCGTAAGGCAACCTAAGCTCGTCTGTACGCTTTGTAACAAATGCCTTAAGCTGATCTATGTCTGACTTCTTAAAAGTGCTCTCAATCTCTCCCAGCTCGACAATCCAATGGCTCACTGCTTGCTTGACTGAGTCCTTGTCGCTGGGGTTCAATGTCGCGCCCTCTAACAGCCATCCATCTTCATAGTTGGCTAATCGCTTGAACCAAAGTGTTTTGCCGAGTCCCTGGGCTCCCTGTATGACTAAAATGCCCTCTAGCGCCACTCCTTCAGGTTCGCACGCGGCTGCGACACAAGATATTAACCACTTAGTCATGAGTAGTTCTTTCAGTTGCGTGTTGCTGCTGGTCACGCTATCCAGGAAAGCTTGCAGTCTCGGCTTACCATCCCATGCCCTACTACCGATCCACTCTTTGACTGGGTTGTATTCCTTCGCTAAGAGCTTGAGATAGTCTCTGACCTTTTGATGAGGGACGCCGATCTGTATGCATCGGTCCTCGATCTCGATCAGTGCTGCCTCCTCCTTGAGGTCCGCGATGAACTCTGTGTTGGGTACACTGATCTCCATTCGCTTTTTAATGACGTTGTAAACCACACTGATGTCGTTAACGATGAGTACGCCCTTCACATTATCTTTTGTATTTAAGGGTCGGCCGTTGGAGTTTTTGTTGAAATCAAATGCCGTGGGTACCGTGATCTCTTTGGTCGGCGTCACAAGGACACCCTCTTTGACCGCGTCATTATAGTCACCAGTCTTTACCGGCATAATGACTTTGGCTTCTACGCCCATGAGCTGTAATTCTTGATGAGCGGCTTCAGCTTTTTCCTGGCCTACGCCACTCTCATCATTATCGGCTACGATTACATGTTGTGCTTGGGGAAAGTAACCGCCTATGACCTTGACCACTTCCTTTATGTTGCCGGCGTCCCATGTAATGAAGGTGGGCTCTTTGTGCTGCTCGTAATAACTTGCGGCCGTGGCGTAGCCCTCTGCGTAGTTAATGACCGGCGCCGTTCTGATGTCTTCGACTCCGATCGCAAAGAACGATCCTTTCTTCCTGGTGCCAGTCAAAAACTTTTTGACCCAGCGACCGTCTTCATCTTGGCTGTTGGATATATATTGAAGGCCGACGATCTGATTCTTGCTGCCTAACACTGGGATTGCTAAGCGTCCCGATAGTGTGACCCGTAGCCCGTAGCTACCTACACCCTTCGCCGTGAGGTAGGGATGCGAGTCGCATAGAGCGAAACTATCCCATAGTTCTTTGGCTTTCTTTGCAGTCTCCTCGTAGACCAGCTCCTGTCTCTGAGCAGCAAGCTCATTGAGATGTTTGATCCTCTCTCTGTCTGCTTTCGTAAACTTGGTCTCACCCTTGCCGGCTTTCCAAGTGGCCGTGGGTTTACTCTGGTCTACTCGATAGTCGCCACACATTCCATAAGCGCGACCATCGTTCCAGAAAAAAACATACCAAGCGTTCTGCTTTCTAGACTTGTCGCCGATAAACCTGGCGTGGTGATATTGATCGTCGGCTATGAAGCCGGCGCCCGTAAACTCAATGTTTTGTGTCAGCAAGAAGTCTTGAAACTCGCTCTCTATTTGAGCTTGCATCGGTTTGGTTTGGTCTTTTGGTTGATCACCCTTTACATATGTTGGCATTTGATATTTACAAAATTGTAGAACAGTGTGTAAGATTACAGCACTTTTTATAAACAGGACAAGCAAAATGCCAACAATGATTGATGACAATGGAAGCGGCGAATCGAGACCAAGTATCCAACCTGGAGTCTACGATGCCGTGGCTTACATGATAGCTGAACTCGGAACCAATATGCATGCATTTATGGATGAAGAGCCGAAGAAGGCTGAAAAAATTGCGATATTTTGGGAGATTCCTGAAATTCGTGATGGAAACGATAAGCCGCTAACAATTACCCACACGTATACCAGGACTTTTGCCGGTGACAACTCAAGGTTGAAGAAAGATTGTGAGAAGTGGCGAGGTAAACCATTCACGCCAGAGGAGCTAGCAGGGTTCGACATTGAAAAAGTTCTCGGAGTTAGTTGTCAATTGAACATTGGATTCAGCTCGGGGGGCAAATCGAAGATAGAAGGAGTGATAACCAGTAAAGGTGGGCCAAAGAGAATACCAACCGTAAATGAACTCAAAGTTTTTGTTTTGAAAGATTACATAAGAGAATTCACGGGTGAGTCAGACGCTCAATCAAAATTAATGTGTGACTATTTCGAGGAACTACTCTGGTTCCAAAAGGAATCCATAGTGGGTTCTGATGACGGGAAAATGGATCCTTGCTTTGAAATGCAAGCAGCCAAGAAAGTAGACGGCCCAACACCACCAGCCCCTGGCTCTGATTCATCCGATGATGATGACGATGACTTTGAGGATGATATACCTTTTTAGGTACACTCGGTTTAAGGCTGGTTGGCAACCCTTACGCTAAGTTGGCACTCCTGCGCGGTCCAGGACCAGCTAATGGCCGCATTTTTTTGAGGAGATAACATGGCAAAGCGCGGAAGACCTAAGAAGTCCGATCCCGTCAACTCTCCATCTCATTACAAATCTGACAATGGGATAGAGTGCATCGATGCAATGGTCGCGGCTTTTGGTAGAGAAGCAGTAAACACCTACTGTGAGATAGCCAGTTTCAAGTATCACTGGAGAGCTGGGAAGAAAGATGGAAATACAAAAGATCAAGACCTGGCTAAGGCTACATGGTATACGAGCTATGCTCGGGGAAAGGATCCACGCATTCATGAATAGATATGTATGGTTACCGATCTATACAGGCTGGGCAGTTCTTTCTGCCCTGGCCCTAGGGCTCGTCATTGGTTTTGTGGGGGGCAGCTACTTTGGATTTTAAAGAAGGGGTCTATGAAGACCTAGACTATCCGACCTATGCATCAATTCCAGCGATTCGCTCCCATGACCTAACAGATATAGTTAGGTGTCCATTTACTTGGAAGTATCAGGAGCACAAGGAGTCGCCGGCATTGATGGAGGGCCGAGTCCAACACACTGTGTTCCTGGAGCACGAGAAGTTCCTGGATGAGTTTGCGATCGAGCCAATAGTCGATCGTCGGACTAAGGCCGGCAAAGAAGAGTACGCCGATTGGCTTGAGGGGCTAGGGGATAAGACGCCATGTAAGCAGGATCTTTATGATACCTGTATGGACCGACGAGCAGTAGTCGAGGAGTTCGTACCCAAGCCAGAGCACAGTGTTGAGCTCACTATCTGTTTTTATTGGTGCGGTCAGCCGTGCAAAGCCAAACTAGACTGGCACACTGGCACGGATATCTGGGATCTCAAAACATGCCGTGACGCATCGCCCCGCGGCTTTCTGGCAGCGATAAATAACTTCCGGTATCACCAGCAAGCTTCTTACTATATCCAGGCTTGCCGAGCTGCCGGCTTACCGACAGAAAAGTTTTACTTCCTAGCCCAGGAGAAAGCGCACCCATATCCTTATGCGGTGTATACCTTAGACGATGAGGCGATCGCCTACGGCGACAGTCGTAACGAACAAGCTATGGCCCAGCTCCTGCGTTGCCAACAAGAGGATGACTTTAGACCTTTTGGGTTGGAGAGCGAAGTCGAGTTCAGGCTTAGTGACCTCCGATAACGATCGTGAGGCTCGTTGGGCTGCTGAAATAAAATACTATTCAGCCAGGGACGTTTATCACAAACGTGAGCGGAGGACGCCGATTAGTAAAAAGAGCTGGCAACAGTGGTGGGAGGATAAGTACGGGGAGCCATACATGGAATATGTGCATCGAATGAGTGAGCGAAAAAAAAGGGGCGAGAGCCCCTTTTGATCCTTTTGAGGAGTCTATCCTTGAACGTATTCGATAATTTCTGAAGCGGGTTCGCGATGTCCATTACCGTGACGGTCAAAAATAAAACCGTGGCGTTTATACCATCGGCGTAACTCTAAGCTAGACAGATTCTCAGGATCCTGGCCAGTTTTGTTAATCCTGCCGGTAACACTCACTTGGTGTTTATCGGCTAATGACAAGAACCATTTCAAGCCCTTGCTCCCTAATCCTTTTCTCTTAAAGTGGATCAGACATCCAATAAAGTCCAGAGATATTGCGTCATCCCGTACAGCAACCTCAAAGTTTACATATGAGGCTAGCCGTGACTGTGGATCTACAACGTAGACCCGTGTCTTTGGTATGAATGGATGAGGCACTGTGCTCTCCTCGTATTCTTGAATGAATTTATCTAGGCTCATTACGCCACCTCCTCATTCTTGGCCCAGTAAATACCAATCCCTTGACTGGAACCAGGCTGTTTGATTGTGGCGATCAAATACCAACTCTCTCCATGATCGATCGGCTCGTCCTCAAAAGTTCTAGGATCCCACGAGATCCTGACCTCTTGACCTTCCTCGGTGGTGCGAATCCCGTTCACAACACCCTCGCCGATGGGGAAGTAGGCTCCCCAAAAACCTTCTACTTTGCGACCGATCATTACGCCACCTCCTTGTAGCTTTTGTCCCTGGTCCCGATCGTGATCGAGATATAGAAAGCGGTGTGGAAGTAATCGACCATGGAATCTGACTCGTCAAACCAGATATCTTTTTTGATCGCAACGTCCAGCTCATTGAGGAAGTCTTTCCACTCTTGGCTCAGTGCGTCAGAGTCGTTGAACCTGTATGGGTTCACCCAGAATGTCTCCTCGCCATACTCGCTCTTGGGCTCGTAACCAGGACCAGTCGGTAATCGAAGCGGTCCCTCAGTGATAGTGATCTTGAGAGTAGATGATCCCTGGCCACCCACTCGGCCCTTGAATCCTCGCTTTTTGAACAGGTCTTTCACCCGCGTCTGGATGATTTGCTTGTCCTCTTTTGAAACGTATGCCATTGGTTTACTCCTTATCTTTGTTGGCTTTCCAAGACCTTTCGGTTTCGGGGCGGGGGCCACCCGCCCAGCTCGTCAGTTGGAATTACGATACTTCTTTGTATGGCACATCGAACAAGAAAAAATGTTCCAAGCCGAAAGAAAACCAATCGGCAACGGTGTTATCGCCATCGATAGCTGATTTGGGGAACCATGCCTGACTGGCATTGCCGGCAAGCAGGATCGCTTTGGCGGTTTCACGCACCACCTTCACGGTGGTCTCACCGTAGTAGAAGTGGTTGATTTCGATTATGTCGTTACTCATCATCTTCTCCGTTCTTGTTGGTGCCTATTATACAGATTGCCGTGTCGTTGTATACACCTGTAGACAAAAAAGATTAAATTATTTTCTGCCGAGAATCTCAGCTATTTCAAGGACTTGGGCAGTGCTTAGGTCATCTAGCAAAGAGAGTATGAGTAAGATAGCCAGCTCTTTCCGATCCTCAGTATCGAGCTGGAGTAGATCGAGCACTTGATCTTCGAGCGATTGTTTCACTCAATCGATTCCCATCGATCTTTCATCGCCTGGATATTTTCTCTCGGGACACCATGCACAGAGCCATAATCGTTTTGGCACTCAATGATGTTCACGGTGTAGTTGTATTTTTCGGCGAGTCGTAGATAAGGCTCCATCTCCCACTTTTGGGAAAATGTGTTAGCGACCGCTATTTGTGGCTCACCATGCACCATGGCGTGTAATGTGACGGTTTCGCAATAGTGATGAGCTTGGGGCAGCTCTTTGGGATCGAACTTGTAATTACCGTCATGATCATAAAACCAAGTGTCTGCCTCAATTAACACCCGTGAAGCCAGTCTCTTTGCTAACGTGCTCTTACCAGATCCAGGCAAGCCTCGTATCAGATAAAGAGTTTTGTGCGGGTTATTCATTTTTGTCATTGATAGACACCAGGTCCACTCTCGCGTGAACCAGTTGATCCTCATCAAAATTATTGGCTTTGAGGGTTTTAACAAACTGTTTGAACAGACCAGAGTAGGAGCCGGCTTCGATCTCAATCGGCTCCTCCTGGCCATGAAAGGTGAGATGGGCTCTCAAGCAGCCAGCTCCTCATAAGATTCGGGAACCCAGACAGCCCACTCTTCACTATGGGTATCCCATAAAATGTGGCATTTCTTGCCCAACTTCTGGGTCCACCAGTCAGCGTAAATCTTCGCAACCAAGAATTGGTCACCTACGAAAGACAGTGCTGCCTTTCCGTCGTGTTCACTCACAAACTTTTGGATCGTTTGATCGTGAAGGTTATCTTCGCTCAAGTTGCCATCTTGGACGGTAGGCACCTCAAAACGATGCGGCTGTTCAGAAGCGAAGTCTGGGCAGAGCGTGTTCGCAAGCAAATCTATTTCTTGCTCAGTGAATTGTAATTCTATTTTCATATTGTTTTCCCTTAGTTGTTGGCTTTCCAAGACGCCTCGCGGCGTTTCGGCTGGATGCCATCCAGCTCTCATCAGTTGGAACCGAAGTCTAATTGTCGCAAAATCTCTTGGCCGACTTTATGCTGAGCTTGTGCTTTCGGCGGTAATCTGTTGTCAGCTTCTTCCGTGATCACACTCCGAAACGAGCCAAGTTCATCTTCCTCGACTAACCAGGCTCCGTTAATACCAGAGAAACTAATTTTCAAATCAGAAAACTGCTTGTGAATCTTTTTAATTTTAGAAATAGCTTCTCTACGGGATGATGCCTCTACAGCGCCGAGAAAGTATAAAAGAGTTTCGTGGTAGTCGCCGAAACCATACTCCGCTGTGTGTTCCGAATAAGAACAACCATGATCAATCGCATAATATCTAGTCATTTTATCACCTCTTACTTTGTTGGCTTTATGTAAGCTTTCTTGCTTACAGGGCTTATTGTACAGATTGCCGTGTCGTTGTCCACACTTTTATTCAATAATCTGTAATCATATTTTCATACAAATCGATCGTTCTTTTCTTATTGAACAACCAGAACACGAGAAGGTATCGGTCGCCCTTGGTGACCTCTAGACCTCGATGCAGATTTGTGAAGCTCGGAAAGATCAACGCATGGCCGCTAGGCAGTGGCTTCAATACCCCGTGACGGTGAAACTCTGTACCGCCACCTTTATATGCTCCCGTGTTGAGCGGAACCACTACACTGATATCTGCGCTCTCGTCATGGTGCCAAGCGCCCTGCTTCTTTTCTGCTAGGTTATAGTTCGCAATCTGTACGCTAGCTATTTCACGGCACTCTCTTTGAAACAAAGAGATGATGATCGGATTCAGAACCGTGTTAACCACAAACCACATATTTCGGTAGAGCGCCGGTATATGTTCGCGTAGCACAATCTCAGGTATCTGACGTAGCTCGTCCTCAGAATCATTTGGCTCAAAGGGAATCTCCTTAACCATATGTCCGATCTCTTCGACCATAAGCTTGCAGAACTGGCGCCTGAATAGTGGGATCCGATAGATACCAGGGAAGACCTGTTTAGCCATCTTAGACACTGGCGTTTCTTCTAGGCGTTCCATGCCATGCTTACCTGTGTATCTCGCAATCATCGGCATAGACTTCTGCACTGCGTCATAAAGTGGCTGGTTTATCATCCAGTGGCTCTGCATGCTGAGTAGATAGTTCTTCAATTCATACATGGTCATTGTGGATGAAGCTTACGATCGTGAGTTCGGGGAAGTTGACAACCCTCAACAGTATCGGGGGGTCTAGTGCTGCCCTGGCAAAAGAGGCGAAAAACCCTTGCTGCAACCTATGAGCCTCAGATGGGCGCTGACGAGATTATAGATCTTTTCTCGCGCACAACACTCCATCAACAGGCAGCACTCCTCCGACTCATTTCTCGAAACCTTATTTTAGAAACTGAAGACGGCCCCTTGATGGGGATCGACTTCGATTTCGATGTAGATAAGGCCGTCATAGTCGGTAGACCCACTGATCTCGATGAAGAACTAGGCGATAGCGCCTAGACCTCCTATACCGCCCTGTAGCCGCCTTGCAAGCTCTCTGTCCTGATCAGAGGGTAACAGGGTAGGTGAATCGATAAAATTGCTAGGAGAGGCTCCTGGCGTCTCTGGTAAGGGAGAGAAGATATCCGATAGGGGTGGTCGAGCGCCGAGAGGATCAGAGATTTCAGGAGCTTTCTGCTCAGCTTCTTTACGGCGCATTTCTTCGAGCTGACGAGCTAACTCCACGTTAGCTTCCCCAATCGGAGGTTTAGGTAACCCCTCCTCCGTCTGAGCAGCCCCAGGGAGGCTAGAGGGTTTCACATCTCCAGGGGTCATCTCTTCAAAGTATGGGAAACTTTCGACACCCTTAGCAGCGGATTGAACCATGAATTGAACGAAAGGATTTATAGATCGCAGTGCATCCGCTAATTCAGCAGCTTTCTCCCCATCTAACAACGCCGCAATCAACACATCTTCGTAAGCTTCTTTTTGTAAAGCTGTCTGCGCCGTAGCAATGTCATCAAAACCTCTAACAACCAATCTTTGCGGGAATTGAATTGCCGCTTGCAGTGCGCCTTTCACCAAACTGGACGCGGATCTTGATTCTTGTTCGATCGCTTCAGAAAGCGCCAGTCTCTTTTGAGTAGGTGATCCTATACGACTCGAAACATAACCAACTGCCTGGGTGACTTCTAATATATCTTTGAAGTTTTCAAATTCTTGAGGGTCGAGTATTTCTCGAAAAGCGTTGATTTTTTTTGTGCGCCGTGAACGCCCACCACGAGTTGCAAACGCAGCTTGTGGATTTCGTATGCCTATCTGAGTAAGAAATCTATTTGGCGTACCAAAAGGATCCGCGCTTTTGGTCACGGCCTCACTCAATTGTGTTCGCAACCAATGAGCCTTCAGAGTTTGCCAAACTTGGGGATCCTGTTCTATTAGGGCTTCTTTTAAAGTGCGAATGTCAGCAGCAGCGGCCGTGCCAGTGAACATATCATTTATGGCTTTTGTGGTTTTTGCAGAATCTCCGGTAGCGATAGCCCTACCGATCCCAGCAAGAAAACCTTTTTCTAAAAGACCCAGATTACCAGTATCTTCGGACCAAGTGCTTCGCGCTTTCCTATAATCTTCACTAGCTGCCTCTAGACGTTTACTGATCGCAGCCTTCACCCTAGCAACGGGCGCCGCTAAACGAGGTCCACTTTGTTTCAAAAGACCTTCATACAAAATACCTAGGTCTTTTACAGCCTCATCTAGGCCGTCCAGAGTGCTTATATATTCTTTCGTGCTTGGGAATTCAGCAGGAGATTTTAAGGTGTCCAAAACTTTTTGTAAGGCTTTCTTACGCTCTTTACCAACAAAACGAGAACTTAGTTGTTTGTTTATTTCAGCGTCTAAGATGTCATTGATATCAATCTGTAAGCCATCTTTGTTGGCTTGATCAAAAGCCAGTTCATACATTTTTTTGGAGCGCTGACGCCGCTCTTCTGTCAAGTTTTCGATGACTTTCTCGTAGGCGTCTTGAACGTCATCTATCACTGTGCTTTCCGAGGCTTCTGCCGCTTTTGTTGGGTCTATTTTTCTATCTGCATAACGCCCCACTTTCAATTCATCGAAAAATTCATCAAGCGCCTCCTCCATTCGCAAAGCACGATTTTGGTAGAAATCGAATATTCTTTGAGATGTGGCTTGTTGACTTAAATACTCTTGAATCTCTCTAGCGTTAGTTTTCAATCCTGTAGCTTCAGCTCGAGTAAGATCAATGCCGTATCTGCTTTTCGCGTTATCGATAATTTCATCTGCTGTCTCGCCGCCTTCAGTGAGCAAAGCTTTCAGAATCGTCTTACCATCTTTTCCCGAGAATTTAGCCCTCGTGCTCTGCAAAAATTTGGATGCGGGACGAGATATACCAGCGCCTATGGGTATCGCACCAAAAGCCCCAGCCATTTTTAAATCATCATAAAATTGATCGGCGCTAAGGGGAGGGCCGTCTAGAACGTAAGAAATACCAGCTCGTATCCCGTCACCCGCCGTTCTTCCAATTCCAGATCCGACACCACCCGCTCCCGCAGCGGCAGCGGTCATTCCTAGTGGCCCACTAGGAGCGGCTGATATTGCAGCAGTGGTCATCGCTGCTGATCCAAGAACTCCCTCCAGGACCAAAGAAATAGCTGGCCCCAACCAGCCTAGAGCATCATCTGCTGCCATAAAATTATTGAGATCATCAAACTCTCGTTTGGCTTTTCCATCTGTAGGATCGATGTAGCTTAGGTTTTGATCTTTGTCGTAAAAGTAAAAGTTTTCGGCTGGGACGCCTTCTGCCGCTAGTTCTGGGAACCGCCTTTCATAGAGGAACTGAACTCCTAAAGCGTCATTGTTCGTGAGTCCGTTCAAAAAGCCGATATAAACGCCAGATTTCGCGTCATCCTCAGCAATAATACGTTCTTCTTCTTCACGAAGCTGACGGAGACTCACGCCCTGTTGTTCCGCTTTTAGTCTTAGATTGTGTGTTTTTGCTTTTTCACCTCGACCGCTTTTGATTTCTGCCCTTAATTTTTTTTCTAAATCAGGACGGTTCGCGGGGATGTTATAAGGTAAATCATCGATTAAGATTGTTTTTAATTCAGCCATAGTAGCCCCTAATCGAAATCGCTCTCAGTGTATGTCACTGCCTCTGACTCGCCAGACAATCTTTCTCTATATTTTTGCAGAATAGTAGCAGCTTCGCCTTGTCGGCCTTTTTTAAATTCTTTCGCCTTTGCTTTTTGTTCTAAATTGCGGATGTACGCAATTTCATAAGGCTTTTTATTTTCGTTCAACCAGCGCCTTCTCCAATTGTTGTACGCAGTCTCTTTTTCCGCAGCGTTAAATTCCGTGCTGGGAGCGTCTAAAATACTCCTTAATTCAGTATCACTATTGTAATCCGTAAAAAATTTTTCGTTATAATCAGCAAGTTCTTTCATGAGCTTTATCTGTTGGCGTATCCCTTCTGGAGAAGATCCCAGACCAGGCATCGCATTGATAAAGGTTGTCATTTCTCGGTCTGAAATCGGTCCTTTGGTGAGAGCCACCAAGCGTAAAGCTAAACGAGTCTGAATTGTCCTTATAACTTCTTCAGAGGGAATCCCAGCGTCCGGTCTGACCCCCAGCTCAGATAGAACCTTTCTAACATCAAGAGTGCCAGCTTTCAAAGCGCCGACATCGTAATCTATTTCTTCTAGCGCACTTTCCAAGGCGCCAAGATCATTTTTTATGGCTTGAGCATCCTCGTCTGCACCCGATATTTTTTGAACTATTTGATTCATCCGCTCCGCAGCGAATTTCAAGTACGGATCTGTCGCACTGCTTATATTAACCGCCGATTGTGGTGTCGTAATTTCCTGCACGTTAGGTAGTTTACGAGCGTATTCGATTTCGACTGGGTTGTTTTCGTTGAAAGGCAAACTCTTTCTTGTCACTTGCCCTGTTGATGGATCAACAACGTCGAATTCAAAGGTGATCGATTTGTATGGCTTATTAGCCGCTTCGGCATTTGCGATTCTTAATTCTAACTCGTTTGCTCTTTGCTGCTCTGCCTCACCCTTAGCAAGCTCGAAAGCTTTCAATCTTACAGCCTCTTTAGCTTGTCGGCGCTGCTCCTTTCTTTGTCTTTCTTTTTCAGAAAAAGATGCTAATCCCAATCCAATAGATTGAAACGCACCTAATTTCGGGTCTGCTGCCAACATAGCCGCGCCTACATCAGCAGCTAATTGATAAAAACTAGGTTTTTGAGGTGCATCCATCAACTCCATTAGTTGTTTTTTGTACAAAGTAAAATTGTTTTTGAAGCTATCAGAAGCCAAAACAGGAGTCTTCGGTGTCACAGACTCTATCGGTATCGACCTTTTGGCCCGTAGGTTTTCTAGCTCTTTTTGAACACTCTCTATAGTGACTCCGCTAGCGGCAGAGCCAAACGCATCTTCTTTTTCGGCTTCCAGGTTGAAAGGGTCCGCAATAACCGGATCTCCCGTGCTGTAACCCTTAATCTGCTCTTCCATTTGAGCCCTGCTGATAGCCATTACTGTTGTGGTTGTCCGTAGAAGTTACCCAAGGCACCAAACGCCGCTAAACCCGTTCCTAGTCCAGCTTGTAAAGCACTCGGCGGTGGAGTGAACTGAGTCTGCTGCTGGAATCTACCGGCTGGCGCCATTGCCACAAACGGTTGCAAAGCTTGGAATTGAGCCAGTGGCGCTTGTTGTGCTTGCAGTAACGCAGCTCTCTGTGCGTCCAGCTCTCTCTGTCTCTGCTGTTGTTGCTGAGCACCGATGCCTGATAACGCACCAACGTCAGCGGCTGTTGCAGCTTGTTGTTGTTGACCTAATCCAGTGAGGAAACCGCCGAGACCTTGTTGAGCTGATTGCAAGGCTTGACCTTGTCCTGCCATCGTGGCGCCGATACCTCTTTGTAATCCACCGAGCTGGCCGGCTACACCAAGACCTGTCTGACCAGCTTGCAATCTAGCTTGTGCCGCTTGTTGCCCGAGCTGGTTCAGTTGTTGACCGACACTTTGTCCCGCTGAGAATCTTTGTTGTGCTTGCTGTCCTACCTGGCCAGCTAGTCCCGTTGTCGCACCAAATCTCTGGCCACTAAGACCAGCCAATCCAGATGCGGCAGCTCGTGCTGCTTGTCTTTGCCTTTCATCTTCGCTGATTGCCGTTTGTTGGGCTCGTTGGAATCCTGCTGATCTCAACCCACCAATCTCTTTTGCAAGACCGCGACCGAGAGCCTCTGCTCTTTCTTCTGCGCTGAGTCTCGCTCTAGATCCAAATGCCGATTCACCACCAGTTGATATGTCCCTGGCTCTCTGCGCTATGTCTCTTTGTGCTAGACCTTTAAACGCATCCTCTAAAGTTTGATCGATAACCCTTTGCTCAAAAGGATCCATAAACCTTTCGGTCTCCGCAACGATGTCAGTTTGTGGAGTTGTTTGCCTCAGCAATCTCTCCGACTCTCCAAGGGCTCCACTGAGCTGTTGGGTAGCCAACGTACCGATGCCTAGCGCATCTGTAAGATCAGCTCGTAATCCACGCTCAGCGGCTAGTGCTCTTTCTTCTGCTCTCGCTCCACCTCGCAACTGATCTAAGAGGGCTCGATCTCTTTGATCTAGGGCGAATCGAGATGCTTCTCTGAGTTCTTCGAGCGCCCTTCTGTCTGCTTCTGCCTGTCCCGCAAAGCCGCCGCGTAATGATCCTAGTCCTTCCCTACCGAGGCGTAACGCCTCTTCTATAAATGGTTGTTGTACACCAATCGCTTGTCGCTGTAGCTGCGCTGCCCGTAATTGATCGGGTGTAAGACCCGCGATCTCTTGCGGTATGACGATCGGTCTACCTTGATCGTCAAAGAATACTCTCTCTGCTGCGCGAAAGGCTCCAGGGATGAAGCCTCCCTCGCCATCCAGACCGAACAGTAATTGTTGGGTGAGGGGATCTAACCGAGTTTCGGTTTGCGTAATATTAGCAATGAATGGTTCTTCTTCTGTTAAGGCAGATTCAGCCATCAGCTAGCCCTCGCTTGGTTAGAAAACATATCCATCATTTGGTACATGATCTGAGTACCACGCTCTCTGCTCTCCTTCCCGTTTGGCTTCAGCGTGATAATACCACCGTCACCCTTGCTCAGATCGAATGCTCCTGCTCCTCGGACGGCTTGGGCTTTCATGACAAACTCGCCGTCAGAAAGCATGGCTGGAATATCGTCACTGGTCTCTGTGCCAGGTCCGTTGATCTTTCCATCCATCGCTTTGAATTCTTCCATCTCGACACCGCCGCCTTCTGCGTATGCCATCACAGGACCGCCAGTGTATGCAGTCATTACTTTTTCGGGTCTTTTCCTACCACCGCTCAACATCGGTATCGTGTCACGAGACATCAACCCAAACTCCTTCGGATCGACATCACCTTTGCCCATGCGTCGAGCTACCTCCTGCTCAATATTAAAACGCCCCATTGCATCCATAGTTGTAAGCGGGGTTCGAGGCACACCTCGCCTGTTCTTGGCTTCGTCAAAAGCGAGTTTTCCAAGCAATGCTCCTACACCACCGGCTAATAATGGGTTGATACCGCCGCCGCCACTTCCGATACCCAAAAGACCAGGAATTCCAGCACCTTGCCCAATGACCGAATCTAACGGACCCAAGCCGAATAATTTACCTAAACGACTGACGCCGCCGGCAGCTTTCTGTTGCAAGGTTGCCAGCGCAGTTGGATCCATCGCTTCTTTTTCTGCATCTGTAAGTTTTTCCAACTGACTTTGTGCGGCTCTAGCTTCTAACTCTCTTTTTACTTGCGCTGGCGTACCGCTTCCTAAACCAAGAAAATTCGCAAGACCTTTACCGGTATCTTTTTCTGGGCCATACAAATATGTAGATCCCGTTTTACCGAACAATCCACCTCCAAAAGGGTTGTCCTTTGCAATTTCCAAAGCCCCTAGAAAGTCTTCGGCGCCTCCGACCGCACCACCCGCTACTGGCGATAATCCTGGGATTCCTAAACCGGCAATGCCTTTCAGGCCAGTAGAAAGCGCACTGCCAATTGCGCCTGTTGCGCCCTTGCCAATAACAGCAGCAGCGGCCTTACCAGCCAATCCACCAATACCGCCCAGTGCGGCTCCGACTGCCGTCCCGACTCCAGGTATTAACATCGCGGCTGGAGCAATAACCTTCGCAACTTTTTTGAGCTTCTTACCGAGCTTCTTAAAAAATCCAAACTCTTCCAGACCCGTTTGTGGGTTGAGGGATGCTATGCCCATCCCAACCACATATTGCTCTGGATTGAGATCCAGCTCCCTAAACCTGTTTTCTACTGCTGTTTCAAAAGATGGGCTTTCCATCATCTCTGGCGGCAAAACGACTTCGCCCGGTGTCAGGTGAGCAAGTGTTGTATCTGGACCTCGCCCTGCTGCTGCAATTTGTTGAGCTAAAGCGGCAAGCTCTGATTCTTGTGCAATCTGAGCGCCCTGGATAGCTTTATCAGTGAGCATTCTTTCCGTAGGATCTTCTGCTTCTTGACGAGCCATCATGAGAGCCTCAACAGCCTGTTCGGCGCTCGGCGCCGCATCTACCTCACCACCCATCTGCATCATCATGGGCATCGGCTCAGCACCACCCATCAAATTTGCGATCCGTTGCTCTAACATCTGGTTCATGAAATTGTCACCGTCACTGCTCCCACACTTGCGG